CTTTGGTGAGCAACAAGCGATACCGCTAAATGGGTACACCTTCAATCTACGATTCCCAGGGCAATACTACGACCCTGAAAGCAACTTTCCTTACAATATAAATCGCACATATGACCCCTCGATCGGCAGGTACATCCAGAGCGACCCTCTTGGGCTCGCAGCAGGATCGAGCACATATGGCTATGGAAAGAACAGTCCCGGGACCTACGTCGATTCACTTGGCCTGTCAACTGAGATATGGATGATGTATCACCCAGTGCCTGGATCCGGGCAGTATCACGAATTTGTTGTGATAAAAGACACGGATTCGAACCAGGGGTATGTACTTCGTGGCGGACCTTCCGGCGACTATCCGCCTGAAAATGCGATATTTAATTCACCTGCAGCGGACCCAAAAACAGGTGGAGACATGACTCTCCAAGGCACCTTTAGCACCTGGGAGAAATCTCAAGAGTCGCTTAGCCAAGAAAATAAAAATCTACTTGGATCCGACGTCGTTGTGCCGAATGACATAAGCGAGGTAATGGGGGTCGCGCAGGATATTGCAGACACGATTAATGCGGCTCAGGTTCCCTACCAGGCGCGCAGCTCTAACTCAAATGCGTTTGCAAACTCGGCATACCAGGCACTTACTGGAAAAGTACCACCTGACCAGGATCAAGCCATCGGATCCGGGACACCACTGCCCCCGCTTCCAAAACTGAAACCGCCGTGTCAATAAGCATTTTTTTCTAAAAAAATTCTGGAGATGTAACCTTGAAAAGAATAATTGGTACATTCCTGGCGTTATCTCTATTCAGCGCGTACTCTTGTCAAGCAGAGCATGCAAGCAAGTGCTCTATGGATAAATATCTTGCAGGCCATCTAACTGGCTTTAGTGCGGGCCCCAAAGAGAAGGATTTCGCTCAAACGTACGCCCCAACCCTTAAGCTACCTGTTGACGAGAGGGCTTTTTTGAGTTTGCTGAAGTCCAACAAACTGGACTACGAGGTTCGTGATGAGCGCGACGGATCAGCCTGCCGCTATGCGCCTCAATGGAAGTTAATTAAGGACGACAGCATCGTAAAACTGTATGTCATAACAGACACATCCAGAATGACGGCGAAACGCGGTGTACACTTCGCCGCCTTCGTCAATGATCGCAAACAAGTGGTCTACGTCGAAAATAGATTCACCTACGAAGGTCCATAGCGAAAGTAAGGCGACAATTGGAAGTGTGATTAATAGTAAGAAAAGGCGACAAATGTCGCCTTTTTTTATGCCCCATCGAAGCCAAATATCTTGACACCTAACTCATCGTTCAATCCAAGCATGCGAACTGTCAGCGGATCGATTTCATTCTCCCTGAACACATCCCTGGCCTTTCCCACGTCACCAAAGCCACCAGTATTGGTCGGGATCATCCCTAACAGCTGCGGCGGCACACGATGCGCCGCAAGGATGTCATCTCGACTCGCATTCTTGATCGACGCAAAGTCGTCCTTAGCCGCCACCTCACTGATCGGGATCAGCTGCAAACCGTCCTTCTTCCCGCTTGGCGCGTACATAAACAAGTTGCGGAAGTTGCCCGGCCCTTTCGCTCCCTTGAGGGCTTTGCGCAGATTGTCCACGTCGTCGGGATTCTGCGCCGGGTCCGTCATGTAGAGGATGAACCCCGCATGCGACCCGTTGTCGTAATACTTTCGGCGAAACAGCGTCGCCGATCGATTGAGCTGGGCAGCATGCAGTGCACTCAGGTACTCGGGAATGCCGTAGATCTCCTGTCGCACGTCCGTCGCCTTCATCGCAATGACCGGCCGCTCGAACTGGAACGCCTGGCCGTTCAACGGCGCGAACCAGAACGCTCCTTCCTCGACGCCGCGACGCGTGAACAGCGCCGGCGTGTGCTTGGCCCGCAGCAGCTTGCCCGACAGCGCCGTTTCGCATTCCAGATACGCCTGGCCAAAGGTGAGGTAGTCCATGGCGAAAGCTTCGAACTCCGCCACCGACAGATAACGGGTTGGCTGGAACGCGGAAAGGAGAAGGTTCCGCTTGACGTAGATCGCCGACGAATGATGCGGGGCAATCTGCAGCATGTTGGCAAGGCCGGTCAGGCTCACCGGAGGCTCATACCAGCGGCTGTTGTGCGATACCTGCACATAGTCGAGCAGGTTGGCGCGGTCGATCGGCTCCGGATCACCGAAGGTGAAGGCTTCGAAGCGACCACCCGCCGTCGTGCCTTTGATGGCCTCGCTGTGTTCCGCGCGGCGCTTGCGCTTGCTCATTAGAAAATCTCCATGACGTTGTGGCTGTGGGCCGCTCGGCCTTCCAGCGGTTCGTAGATAAGGGAATGCATGACCGACCACGCGAGGTCTGCGTGCCCCACGTCTGCCGAGCGACTGGCGTCATAGGTCACGTGGCGACCGCTGGCCGTCATCGTTTTGCGGATGGCCATAAAGGCGGCGGCGAGGTCGGTCCAACCGGCGTCCCACTCCAACCGGCCCTTGCCCATCACGTCCTGGGTCTTCATGACCATCTGAGCCTTGGTTTCCGGGGAGTACTGGATCGCTCGCGCCATCGGGAAGAACTGCTTCACTAGCTGATAGACGCCGGTGCCCATGCCCGTGGTGTCGATGGCGATGTCCGCGACGCGATAGCGGCCGCACAGCGCCTTGATGTTGCCGGCCTGCGCATCGAAGTCCTGCCCCGGCCACTGGAACTTTTCCAGCACCCGGAACAGGTCGCGCTGCCGCGTGGGCAGCGCATTGACCGTGCAGCCGGAGGGATCGCCGCCCGCCGCGCCCTTCGATGGATCGAAGCCGATGGATACTTCGGCATCGCCCATCGGGCGCGGCGCGTACACGCGGAAGTCGTTCCACGTGTCCCAGCTATCCACCATGCAGCGCTTGACCAGGTTGAACGGGAACACCGACGCGCTATCGTCAATGAACGCGCACATGAACAGCTGCTGGAACTCGTCATCGCCGTACTCCAAGCGCAGCTGATCGATGTCGAACAGGTCACAGCCGCCGGCCAGCGCGTCGATCACCGAGACGATTTGCCGCCACTGCCCGTCCGCACAGAACAAGCCCGCAGCGAGCGCCGCGTGCGAGGTATCGATGTCGACGCGATCGGCTTTGGCGCGCCCCTTGTTGAACTGGGCGCCGGACCAGAAGGGGTAGGCGTCGTGGCTTAGCGACGACGGCGTGGAGAAGTAGGTCTGCCGCCACTTCTTGTGACTGGACATGCCCGACGCCACCTTGCGTAGCGTCTGGAAGCTGTGAACCCAAAAGTATTCGTCAAAGTACAGATTGCCGTGGTAGCTCTGCGCCGTGCGCGAGTTGGTACCCAGGAAGTACAGCGTGGCGTCGTTGGGCAGGATCAGCGGATCGCCCTTGAACTCGATGTCGGCCGCATCCTTGGCGAACTGCGTGAGGTACTGCCGGAAGACATCGGCCTGCGCGCGGCTGGCCGACAGAAAAATCTGATTTCTGCCGGTATCCATGGCATCGACCAGCGCCTCACGGGCGAAGTACCACGTGGCGCCAATCTGACGTGACTTGAGGATGTTGCGGATACGGCGCGTCAGGCCTTCCTGATGCCACGTGCGCTGGTAGGCGAACAGCGAATCAAGAAAGGCCTCCCGTAGCCGTACGGCCTGCTCCGGGCTGTACTCATTGCGCACCGGCTTGCGCCGCGCCTTGGCGTTGCGGTTGGCTACGGCGGGGTTGAGGTCGCCCTCGTGCCCGCCCGGCGCCTCATAGCGGCGCACGCGCGCCAGGCGCTCAATCTGCCGTGTGAGTAGATCGATCTCCTTGTAGTCGCCGCCGCTCTTGGGCTCTTTCATGATGAGCTGGCACAGGCGCACGTCCAGCTGCATTTCGACGCGATCAATCGAGCGCGCAGAGGCCCACTCGTCGCGCTGCTTCCACGCCTCCACCGTGGAGCGTGGTATGCCCAAGTGATCGGCAATCGCAGTCACACCCCAGCCCTGAAAGAACAGGCTGCGTGCGTGTCGTCGGGGGTCCATGGTCGGTAGGTGCATGCGCGACAACGTAGGGACGCCCCGCCACCGCGTCGCCCCGCGTTCGTTCTGACACCCGCTGGACAGAACAAGCGCGCGTTGCCGCGCTCTGTCCTCGTCCCGATGCTGGCTCCCTACCTACACACCCTCACCCGCACCGAGGCCCACGCATGCCGGCACCCGCCAAGACATCGAAGAAGTTCCGCATATTCACCGAAGGCGCCACCGTCGACGGCCGCGTCGTTGAACGCGGCTGGATCAGGGATATGGCCGCCACCTACGACCCGGCCAAGTACCGCGCGGGCATCAACATCGAGCACATCCGCAGCGCCCTTCCCGACAGCCCGTTCAAGAACTACGGCTTCGTGGA